CGGTGCAGGCGATGGTGCAGCGTCACTATGCGGATAACGCGGTGAGTTACACGGTGAACCTTGCGGAGGGAGTGGATGTCGGCGAGCTGCGGGCCGCCTTGCGGGCCTTCCTGCCGTCGTTGAAGGGCACCACGGTATTCCCCGCGAATTCCCGGCCGCAGTCACCTTACACGGCGATTTCTCGGGAGGAGTTCGAGGCGGCCGCTACCCGTGAGGTCGGGCAGGCGGTGGATGATTGCGCAGCGGGGGCGTGCCCGGTGCGCTAATAGCGAGGGGTTACATGCGCACGGCTGGTCCGCAGGTTGTCGAGTTTATCGAGACGTTCCTAACGCTTGGCGGCTCATATGCGGGCCAGCCTTTCCGGATGCTCCCGTGGATGCGGGAGGTGTTAGACGATATCTACCTCCTAGATGATAACGGCCGGCGGGTCCGGCGTACTTATCTGCTCGGTGTCCCTCGAAAGAACGCTAAAAGCACGCTGGCGTCGGCGCTGGCGGTCTACCATCTTATCGTTGATCGTAGCGATAAGAGCCCACAGGTGATTAGTGCTGCCGGGGATAAGAAGCAGGCCCGGCTGGTGTTCGATGAGGCTAAGCGGATGATTTCATCGAGCGCTGAGCTGTCTGGTGTCTGCCAGGTGTACCGTGACGAGATACGCTGCACGTTGACCGACGGCATCTATCGGGTGGTGTCCGCTGACGCCGGCCTCGCCCATGGGTTGAATCCGAGCGTGGTCATCGTCGATGAGTATCACGTACACAAGAACACCGACCTTTTCGTGGCGTTGACGACCGGCAGCGCTACCCGCAGCCAGCCGCTGACGCTGGTCATTTCCACGGCTGGGCACGGCAAAGACTCGCCTCTCGGGCAGTTGTACGAGTACGGCCGCCGGGTGGAGTCCGGCGAGGTGGACGACCCGAGTTTTGGGTTTCGCTGGTATGGTCCTCAGGAGAACGAAGAGTTTGACCCTGCCGACCCGGCGATATGGGAGCGGTTCAACCCTTCTTGGGAGATAATGAACAAAGAGGAGTTCGCTAGCGCCTTCAAACATACGCCCGAATCCGAGTTCATCCGTTACCGCTTGAACGGGTGGACTTCCACAGTGTCGGCGTGGTTCCCGGCGGGGGTGTTCGAGTCTAGGGCTGACAGTTCTAAGGAGCTGGCCCCGGGTGACGCTGTGGTGCTCGGGTTCGATGGTGCATGGAGGGGTGACAGTACGGCGCTGGTGGCGACCAGGCTCGCCGATTTCCACCAGGTGGTGCTAGGGGTCTGGGAGGCCCCTATCGACGACCTGCATTGGCGGACGCCGGTCGATGATGTAAAACAGGCTATCCGGCGGGCGTTTGCCACGTACCGGGTGCGGGAGCTGGCCGCCGACCCGTACAGGTTCGAGCAGTCACTAACCGATCTTCGGGACGAGGGCTACCCGGTGGTCGAGTTCCCGACTAACAGCCTGGCCCGGATGGTGCCGGCGACCCAGGCCTACTATGACGCCGTTTTGGATGGCCGCCTAACCCATGATGGCAACAAGGCGCTAGAACGGCACGTAAGAAACGTGGCCCTAAAGTCTGACAGTAGGGGCGTCAGGATCACTAAGGAGTTTGCATCTTCCCGGCGCCATATCGACCTGGCGGTGGCTGCTGTTATCAGTTACTACAGGGCGGCCACATGGCGGGAGGCCCAGGCGAAGCGTGAAGCTAGGCTGCTGGTCGTGTAGGGGGCCGTCGTGCGTGGTGTGATTACTGGGGCGCTGTATGTCGCCGGTGTCGTGTGTGTGGTGGTAGGGCTGGCGATGGTGTATGTGCCTTTGGCGTGGCTGGCCGCCGGCGCCTTCATGGTGCGGCTGGGCTGGGCTTTAGAGTCTGGGGGTAGCGCATGAGCGTACTTGGGCGTGCCCTGTTGGGCGGCGGTGGTGGAGGCCGGCTGGAGCGCAGAGGGACGACGTTTGCGGATCTGTGGGGCCGTGGACTTGACGCCTACGGTGTCCGGGTGGCGTCCGGCCAGCGGGTGAACTCCGAAACGGCGATGCAGATCACGGCGGTGTTTGCTTGCGTGCGTATCCTGAGCGATAACGTGAGCACTCTACCGCTTGACGTGTTCATCCGGTGGGATGGGGTGCGTAAGCCGTTCAGGCCGCCGCCTGAGTGGCTGGCATTCAAAAACGGGCACTTGCGGAAAATTGACCTTTTGTCGCAAATGGTGGTGAGTATCCTCCTGGACGGTAACGCTTACGTAGCCGTTTATCGTGACGCTGATTTGCGGATCGTCGCCATGGAGGTGCTGGACCCGGCGAGGGTGCAGGTGCGCCGGGATGGTGCGGATATCACTTACTGGGTGAACGGTGCGAGGTTCTCCAGGCTGGATATCTTGCACGTTCCGGGAATGATGATGCCCGGGGCCCTGGTGGGTATGTCGCCGGTTGCTTATGCGCGGGAGACGTTGGGGTTGAGCTTGGCGGCTACTGAATACGGGGCGGCGTTCTTCGGTAACGGGGCCCTGCCCGGCATGGTGGTGGAGGTCCCCGGCGAGCTGTCCGACGTTGGTATTCAACAGTTGAAACTAGCTTGGCGGGAGGTCCACCAGGGGGCGGGTAACGCTCACAAACTGGCGGTGCTGACTGAGGGCGCCAAGTTCACGAAAGTGTCGGTGAACCCTGAGGACGCCCAGTTTCTGCAGACACGGCAGTTTCAGGTGCCCGACGTGGCTCGCATCTACGGGGTGCCACCTCACTTGATCGGTGATGCCAGCGGGTCCACGTCGTGGGGGTCCGGTCTGGCTGAGCAAAACACGGCGTTTGTGCAACACACGTTGCGGCCGCTGGTCGAGCGGATCGAATCAGGCTTCAACTTCCTATTGCGGTCGGAAGGGTTGCCTGATGGTGCTTTCGTAAAACTGTCACTCGACGGGCTGCTCCGTGGCTCGAATAGTGAACGGCTGGACTCCTATACACGGGGGATCGCTGCAGGGTTCTACACGGTGGACGAGGTGCGGGCCTGGGAGGACCTGCCACCGCTTCCGAAGGCTTCCGATGGGGGAGGTTCCTAATATGTCACAGTTTGAGCGTCGCACGTTCGCCGGCACGGTGGAGGTGCGGTCGGAGTCTGACGGCCGTCGGGTGGCGGTCGGGTACGCTGCCAGGTTCAACACGTTCAGCCAAAATCTTGGTGGGTTCGTGGAGGTGGTGGACCCGGCGGCTTTCCGGCAGACCTTGCGGGAGGCGGACGTTAGGGCCCTGTTCAATCACGACCCTAACTATGTGCTCGGCCGCCGGTCGGCTGGCACGCTCCGGCTCGAGGAGGACGCTTACGGCCTGCGCTATGAGGTGGATTTGCCGGACACTCAGGCCGGCCGGGATTTGGCGGTCCTGCTGGAGCGTGGCGACGTTAGCGGCTCATCGTTCGGGTTCCGTGTGATCGCCGATGACTGGGGCGAGACACCGGAAGGCTTCCCGTTGCGTACGCTAAAGCAGGTGGCTTTGCGTGACGTGGGCCCGGTCACCTTCCCCGCTTACACTGCGGCCGACGTTGCTTTGCAACGGCTGGCCACTGCTCGCAGCCTTGACCTGGCGGTCGTCGTTGACGCTGCCAGGCGTAATGAGCTGCGGGCCGTCCTGTTCCCTGAGCCTGGCGATAGCACGGGGGCGGCCGGCGACACCGACGCTCGCGTGCTCCGGCGCCGGCTGAGGGCGTGAGCCAGGCGACACCTACTCACAACATCCCCATCTTTTCGGTTCTTTCGATCCCTGGAGGATATCTACTATGACCCCTGACCATGTGAAGCGGGCCTATGCGGCTCGGATGCGTGCAGTGGAGGAGCTGCGCGCGCTTGATGCGGCCGCTGAGGGCCGGGAGTTCACGGCTGAGGAGGCGGCTAAGGAGGCCGCCATCAACGATGAAATCAGGCGGCTTGACGCTGTGATTTCGGACGGACTGGACAGCCTGGCGAAGGCTGAGCAGTTGGCGGCTGCGGTCGCCAAGTTTGGCGCCGGCGATGTTCGCCCTGAGCGGCGCAGCGCTGAGCGTGAGGAGCTGCGTAGTTTCGTGCAGGGCAAGCAGTCGAGCGTAGTGTTCATGCCGGCCACCTATGAGGAACGGGCCGCCATGAATAAAGGCACTCCCGCTGAGGGTGGCTACCTGGTGCCGGTCACCATGTACGATCAGATCGTGAAGGCACTTCGCGACCTGTCCGTCGTGCTGGAGGCTGGGGCTAACGTCCTGTCTACGGCGTCCGGTGAGGATATTACCGTCCCGCGTAGTGACGCTTTCCCGTCGGCGGCGATCGTGTCTGAGGGTGCCGCTTATGGCACGTCCGATAGCACGTTCGGGCAAGTGACGTTGCGGGCCTACAAGTACGGCTTCATCTCCACGGCGTCCGAGGAGCTTTTGAACGACAGCGCCTTTGACGTGGAGGCCTACGTCGCCGAGGTCGGTGGTGAGGCGCTGGCTCACGCCATGGGCGGGCACTTTGTGGTCGGGACTGGTACAGGCCAGCCGCAGGGTGTTTTGCATTCCACCGCTGGCGTGACCACCGGCCACACTTTGGCGACCGCCGGCGTGATCACATCCGACCAGATCATCGACATTTACCACAGCGTGCCCCGACCGTATCGGGCTAGTGCGTCGTGGCTGATGAGCGATGAGCTGGTGAAGGCTGTTCGCAAGCTGAAGACGGTCGATAATCAGTATCTGTGGCAGCCGGGGATGGCTGCCGGCACGCCTGACACGCTGCTCGGCCGGCCGGTGCTGACCGATCCGGCGGTCCCCGCCTTCTCGAACACTGCCGGGCTTATCCTCGGTGGGTTCGGTGACTGGCGGCGTGCTTACACGGTGCGGATCGCTGGTGGTGTCCGGATTGACCGGTCTACTGAGTACGCTTTCGCAAACGGCCAGGTTGCGTGGCGGTTCTCGGTGCGGGCCGACGGCCGGATCGTTGACACGAACGCAGCCCGCAAGTTCAAGAACCCTTGATGGCTGAGTGACTGGCTGGGGGTGTGTGCGATCCACCGCCCCCAGCCTTTGGCTGGCTGGCTGTGGGTGTGTGCGATCCACCGCCCCCAGCCGGCCGGCTGCGTGGCTCTCCGTGGCCTACAGGTACCGGAAACGACGAGATAGGGGATTATATGGCCAGGTTTCGGGTGCTCCAGTTTTGTGCCACCGCCCCGGGCATGCCTGACTGGAACGTCGGGGACATCGTGGACCTTCCCGACGGGACGGTGGCGGACTATCTGGAGCCGGTGGACGACGACCCGGCGCCACCGAGGCGGGCGAGGTCCAGGGCCGAGAGGGCGGTCATGCCTGATGCGGCCGAAACGGCGACCACGGACTAAGGGGGCCGCATGGCGTACGCTACCGTAGCCGAGCTGACCGCCCTCGATGGTATGAGCGACCCGGCGGTCACTTCAGCGCTCAAAACTGACGCCCTCGCTTACGCCGAGGAGCTCATCGATGACTACTGCGGGACCAGCTTTACGGTGAAGGCGTTCACGGTCACGCTTGACGGTAACGACAGGCAGGCCATCAACACCGGGGTTTTATTCCTCCGTTCGCTGACGAGTGTCACGGTGGATGGTGTGGCCCAAAACATCGCCGGGTGGGGTTTGTACGATCACGGGCTCATCGTGCGCGATTCCGGGGTGTTCACTAGTTCCGTGGTGGGCCGTAACGTGGTGGTGTCCGGCACTGCTGG